AAAGTCTTGATATAAGATGAGTTAGCCCACCAAAAGTTTCCGCTAAAATGTGGAGCTGGTTCATCAAAGTAATTTACACCAGCCACATCATATGTATCTAACGCCTCAACACATTCTTTCCACTTTTCAATGACACCCCAATTTAAAAACTGACGCCAATAATAATAGTTCTTGAAAGTATGACCATTACCAGTTTGCAAATGATTTTCAACAGATGTTATGCCTTTAGAGTGTAAATATAACATACTGAAATTGTCCGTCTGGCTATCTTTCCACATCTTTCTCATCATAACATTCTCAGCCTCAGGTTCATTCATATAGACTGAAAGTTCAATATTGCGAAATGTGGCTAGAAGACTAATGAAGTTTTCGATATGTCTTTTATCATTAGCAATAGCAGTGACTTTTACATCATCGAAATCATGTAACAAGCCAACATCTTCAAGGAGTTTGAATTGCTCCATGAAGATATGGCTCCACGTTCCATAGTCATTCAAAAAGATATGATAATATAAGACTTTTTTCACGAACGAGTTTCTACTTTAGGGAAATATGTGATGAAACGATCATATTGATTGTTACGGCGTGCCTTGATCTTGGTGACAATTTCATCGAAGAAGTTCCATGCGAGAGGCACAAAGACCAATGTCGAATCATATTCATCAAGTTTGGTTGCAGGATAAATTGGAATACTAGAACCTGGTGTAAATCGTCCTTGCTTAAGAGGATTGTCATCAATGATGAAGTCCAGTTTAAGACCAGAATAATTGAGCAGCGTCATACCTTTTGCTGGTGCACCATAACCAATAGCAAGCCAACCAATATCACTGCGAGTATATTGTGAAACTTCATCAACAAGTTCTTTTACAATTTCATTACAACGAGCCGCATATTTGACATAGGTATCAGGCTCATAAAGACCGTCAACAGCTTCATGTTGTAGAACACTCAAAACATTACCTTCACGAGGAGTTTTGCTGATGCAAAAGATATAACTTGTGCCATGAATAGGCATAAACTCCACATTGAACAAATGCAGACCAGCACGTTCGCAAAGTGTCTTCATTGACAATGTATTGAAGAACGAGATATGCTCATGATAGATTGTATCAAACTCATTGTTCTTAATCATATGAGCCTGAGAAGTTTGAATGTAGAGTGTTGTATCATCATTCATCAACATTCTAGCTGCTCTGAGAAAACCAAGCGGATCAGGACCGTGAGCAAAGACATTCTGTGCTGTCATAACATCAATATGAATACCCGCCTTCTGTAATTCTCTTGCAAAATCTTCATTGAACCAGTCGCAGAAAACAAGGTGATCTTTTGAAGAGGTCTCAACAAGGTTCTTTGCTGGATCAACACCAAATGTTCTATAGCCGATCTTCTTGAAATAATCTAACTGAGTGCCATCATTGCAACCAATGTCAAAGACAGTTTTGTTGGGAACATCACCAACAAATTTATCTGTCATTGCAGCAAAATCTTCAAAATGCTTGTGCATTGTCTTGGCTGTGCCAGACACATAAAGATAGTCCTCAAACATAAGTTTAGGATTGACAGAATGTGTCAACTGCACATGATAACATTCTTCACAATGATTGATAGCCAAAGGATATTCTGCTTGAACATCATCCTTGTTTAGTTTGAATGAGTTAGCAAGAGGCTGCTTACCCAAGTTAAGGACAAGTTTCAGCTTGTGAGAACCGCAGGCTACACATTGCTTAAGTTCTGTTACATCAGAGTTTTGGTGCGACACGCTGCATCTTCCTTTTGCCAAACTTTTCAAACACGACCATACTATCATAAAAGAATACGCCAGTCAAGTCTTTACCGATCTTATTCAATCTATCTAGATCAGTGTTATAGTTTTCTTTCCAATCCCAATGAAGAACATCAACATACTGTTTTGCATATTCGATGAAAGTTCCTTTACGGTTCAAACCGCCACCATTATGTGCCATATAACTCGTATGACAATCTTCACAAATGAAGATACTGCCAACAGGCATGACAGGAAAGATTTTTTCAAACGTGAGGATTTGTTGATCCATATAGTGACCACCATCGTCAATGAAAACATCGATCTTAGGATTGCCTGCTAAGAAACTATCCCAAAAAGCAGGATCACCTTGATCACCAATGAGAACTTTTACATTTGGATTATCATAGGTGAGTTTAGCACATTCAGGATCAACATCGATACCTGTGATCTTTGCACCTTCACCAAAGAATGATCCCCACATATCAAGAGAACCACCTTTTTGAACGCCAACTTCTACAATGTTGAGTTCTGTTCCTCTCCAGCGACGAAGATGCCTTTCATAGACTTCGAAGTATGGCTCCCACTTATCAGATGGGTGTTTTGCATTATCGAAACATTCTCTCAAAAAAGATACACTCATTCTACTTCAATCCATTCTGGGTTTGCAAGAGACCATTCAACAACTTCTTTGATACGATCTTGCAGGCTGTGACGAGGTTCCCAACCGAGGTCACGCATGAAGTCTCCAGACAAGGCATAACGAAGATCATGGCCAGGTCGTGAAGTGTGGAAGTCTACCATTTCATATTTCAATTCTTTGTTCTGTGCATCAGCAATGATTTGCACCATCTGTAGATTGTTGATTTCTTCTTTGCCGACAACATTGAATTTCGGACACTTTGCACCACCATAATCAGGTGTATAAACTTTCTTCATCTGTTCGTCATTGAGATGCAACAAGAAATACATTGCATCAGCAACATCTTTTGCGTGAACGTAGAAGCGAGAACCTGGAATGGTCTTCGAAGGATCGGAGTGAATATGAATTGTTTCACCATCTCTAATCTTACGAATAGACATGGGAATAAATTTCTCTGGATGCTGACGTTCACCGAAGACATTCATTGTATGGGTGATAAAGATGGGTAACTTGTAAGTGTTTTCGTAGGCAACACAAAACTCCTCAGCAGCAGCCTTCGATGCTGAATATGGGTTGGTTGAATTGTAACGATCACGTTCAGCATATGCAACACCATTTGGTGCAATACCAAAGATTTCATCTGTGGAGAAATAAATCATACGCTCAAGGTTCTTCAACTTACGAGCGAAGTTGAGGACATTCACGGTGCCAACCGTGTTGTCCATCAAAAACTCCATTGGGTGAGAAATAGAACGATCAACGTGCGATGCAGCAGCAAGGTGAAGAATGATATTAACATCACCAATCATATTTGCGGTAAGGTCTTGAATCTCAGCCTTCAAATCATGCCATACAATCTTGACGCGCTTTCTTGTTTCCGCAGGATATTTGCGAACCACATTATCGAGTCTATTGAGATTACCTGAATAGTCAAGACGATCTAGAGAAATAATTTCCCAATCTGTCTTTTCAAGAAAGAGGTCTACGATGTGATGACCGATGAAGCCTGCGCCACCGGTAATGAGAACACGTTTAGCCATTATTATTCACCTTTATCATTCTGTTTCACATAAGCCCGCAAAGTCTCTTGCCGGTCTTCATATATATATGTTCTATTAAACTTCTCTTTCATATACTTTGGAAACCATTCTTTCATCAAGTATTCCATTTCTGAAAAAGCATTGGTCTTATCATACCAACTTTCACGGCGCATGTGCTTGATGGAAGTTTCATGTATAACAAAAGCAGTCTGTCCAAGATAATGACACATAATCTTGTCAATTCCCCATTCAGACTCATTATACACATAATCAGTGAGTAATGTCAAGACTTTTTTGAAAATGTCTGCACGATAAAATGGAACACCCATTTCGGTAAAGTTCGTTTCTGCAAATACCCAATCTTTATTTTGTTCCAAGCAAGGATAAACTGTCCATGAAGTCAAAGATTGTTGAAACAATCGCATATCATAACCACGGGCTAACATCAATGCAATCTCAACGGACTGAATATCGGTGCAGTAATCATCATCCCAATAACCGATATAGTCATAATCCCACCACTTGACTCCTTTAGTTGCTAAAAAATCGCAGAGTTCAGGCAATTGTTTCCATTTATGACGAACAGGATAGTGAAAAAAGTAATCATATGATCCTTCTTCTGGTACATAATCATCTTTGAAGCCAATAACACAAACTTCGAACGTGCGATTTGGCTTATTGAAGCGCCAATGATTGTCTTTGTCATAATCATCATCAAAGAACATTGGACAGCCGGTTGGTGTAATGATGAGAGCTTTAAACATTATTAATCACGCCTTTATAAACATTTTTTTCAAACCAAGTTAGAAAACGATCTTTGTCCATAAACTTATTAGCACGTTGATAATCTACGAACATTGGTTGCATATACATTTCTTCATAGAGATCAGGATTTTCATCAATGCGTTTGATAGCTTCAAAGAAAGCATCATCATCCTGATAGTCATGCCAATTTAGAAAGGCTTTTGGATTGAAGTCTGTTTCTACAGAAGGTGAACCCCAATAGATTGGAATAGTCTTAGCACACAGAGCATCGTAGAGCTTTTCTGTTACATAACCAGGCCACGATGAGTTCTCAAAGCAAAGATTGAATTTATATGAATTAAGAAACTTAAATTTAGCTTCTACAGCCTGATCACCACGAGGAAGAATATGACCAATGTTATTGAACAGAGGGCCACCAGAAGCAACAGGTTTATATAAACTCAATTTGTGAAACCATTTGTTACGCATTTCACAATTAGGATTTTTGACAACGAATGAACAGAAACCTTCTTTCTTTTCATTTAGATCGGATGGTTGGCGATTGATGTTGCTTGTATTAGGAACATCTCTATTGTGATTATCATAATCATAGATGACCCACAAAGGTAATCTATAATTGCGATTATCTAGATCCATATGATCGAATGAAATTGAAAAGTGGCAAGGATAACTCCAAGGTCTTTCATTCTCACCTGTATAGAAAATTCTTATATTGTTCTTACCAAGATATGTTTTGTTGTTTTCACCAAAGTTCTTATCACCAAAGATAAGGTAGTCAGGATTTACATCATCACGAATGACATTAAATCTTTCTGACAAAATATTGGTAAAAAAGTTTTCGATAGCACCAAATGTATCTGTGAAGCCTAGTCTCAAAACTTTCATAATGATTACCTTCTTATAAATTCTTCTTCAACATAACCTCTTCTGAACCAGAAAGGAACTCTGGTTACTCGGTTCATAGGAGTAATATCACAAACCTTGAAAGGATCAATCTCTCTATTGATAGACAAGAAGTGTTTGCTATTCTTACTTATCTTCTCCACATAGTCTTTAGCCACTTGCAAATTATATTCTGTCAGACCATCAACATTGACAACCAGATCAGCCTTACCTGTAAATTCTTCTGGTGAGATGACTTTTATGCCATGGTTGTCTAAGTTAGTATTGAGGAAATATTTTGTTGAGATCGCAACAGTAGGGATTTCTACAAGAGTGAGATTCTTAAATCCTAGTTTGTAAAGATAGTATGCTAAGTGACCAACACCAGCACCAATTTCAGTTATTGCGATATTTTTACGATCCCAATATCTTTCTGCAATACGAATAGCAACACCAAGAGACATAATATCTCTATCACTATAAAGCCCATGTTTTTCTGATTGTAGACCAAAATGATAACCTTGATACTTTGGTGCAGAAAGATCGCAGTTGTCATTATTGTATTCTAGCATCTCAATATACTTATCGACTGAGATTGCATAGAAACGCAAAAAGTCATTCTTCTTAGAAAATTCCTCAGGTGAAAATAGAGGAATAAGACCGGTTGCTTCCATCAAAGATAGCAACTTATCATAGATAGCAAAGGCTACATGCTGCTGAATATCATCTTCATTTCTGGTAAGAAGACCGTAGTATCGATCACCTTGTGCCGTTCCGTTTGTGATAGGCTGTCTAAACATACCACTCATGTAATTGTGTAGATTATCTAGGTCTTTTCTCAATAAAAACTTAACTACATCTTCATGACCTGGAACAATAGAGTCCCAAATAATCGAATCGCTTTTTAGGTCTTCTTTCTTTGTTCTTTCGATAAAATATTCACATAGTTCTGTGAGCATCTTATCATCTCTAACGGCAACAGGTTTTCCCCAACCAGAGATGTAGTTACCTTCGGCTGGCGGATGATTAATCATAAGAAAGCCTGTGAAGTGGCTTGATGGCAACTTCACAGTCCATTTCATCAATCTAATTTCTTTATTCATTACTAAGATTTACTCTTTTTTCAATCCATTCATAAGTCTTTTGCATACCTAAGAAAAGTGGATATGAAGGTCTCCAATTCAACTTTTCTCCAATCAGTCTATTATCTGAGTTACGACCTCTCACGCCTGTAGGACCATCGATATAAACCTTTTCTAATTGTTTACCACCAATATCACAAGCCATATCGACAAGTCTATTGATCGTAACCATTTCATCAGAACCGATATTCACAGGTCCCATGAAGTCAGATTCCATCAAACGGCGAACACCTTCAATACACTCATCAATATACAAGAATGATCTTGTTTGATTACCATCACCCCAAATCTCAATCTTATCATCACTTGTAATGACTTTGCGACAAATGGCTGCGGGCGCCTTTTCTTTACCGCCTTGCCATGTGCCTAGAGGACCGTAGATATTATGGAATCTAGCAATGCGAACAGGAATACCATAATTGCGATTATAGGCAAGATAAAGTCTTTCACTGAATAATTTTTCCCATCCATATTCACTATCCGGGTTAGCAGGGTAAGCACTGTCTTCTGCACAGTTTGGGTTATTTGGATCAAGTTGATTGTGTTCAGGATACATACATGCTGATGATGAATAGAAAACTTTTGGATAATGCTCATCATTGTGCTTAACTAATGCATCAAGCAAATTTAGATTAATCATGGCTGAGTTGTGCATCACATCAGCATCGTGTTCACCGGTGAAGATATAACCAGCACCACCCATATCAGCAGCGAATTGATAAATCTCATCAAATGGTTTATCAAATTGCATAGCAAAAATTTCATATGGATTACGATTGCAACCTGCATATCCAACAAGTTGCTCAACATCGCGTTGATCACGAAGATCACGGATTACAAAATGATCCGCCTCAGTCTTATCATATTCAGGATATTTAAGGTCGACACCGCGAACCCAATATCCTTCCGCTTTAAGTCTCTTGACCATGTGGTTGCCAATGAAACCGCCAGCGCCTAGAACAAGTGCTGTTTTCTTTGTCATAGTTACCTCTTATACCAAAACCAAACGGCTCTATTTGAAACCTGAATTGGTGTTCCAATTCTCACTTCTCTACGAAACTTACTCAATTCTTCTTTCACAGGAACATATTCGTGCCCGTTACCACAAAAGATACCACCACTCTTTACAAGATCATAGTATAGCTTAAGATTATCGGAAGTGCAAGCACTTTGATCTATGCAGACAATATCACTTTCTCTATCGGATTTGAATCTGATTTTGTCTTTGATATTTTTAATATTCGCTTCAAATACTTTCTTATAATTTTGCGACTTCTCATCTTCACCATAATTATTGATAACGAAAACGCGAGCAATCTTAGGGCAATTATCTATAAGGTCTACGGTAGAATCACCTTTCAAATCACCAACAATGGTAATCTTTACTTTGTCTTTCCTCATTCTATTAACATAAGGAATAATGCCTCTAGAAATCATAGTGGTAGAAGGCCACATTCCCATAGCCCTCAATTGATCAATTTCAAAAAATTCTGGATCACCAATCATTATCAATCTCCGTAAAGTTCTTCAATTTTTGTTTTGAGATGAGGTACGCGATCATATTGATGAACGATAACATATTTCTTATTTTCATTCATACTTGTAACCGTACCATCTTCATTGATCACGGGTTGATTATCTTCATAGAGTGCTTCATATCGAGAAGGATCATCATTGAAAATAACGCCAAGATCACCACGACCAGCCTTGACTGCTTCAACTGTAGTGCCTAACTGAATAGCCCAGTTATCACTGTTGTTTGTGAAGAGTGTGTCCATGTTATATGGTTGGAAATTGATCAGAAAGTTGAATACAGCCTGATCAACAATAGGAATAGGTCTATTCACACTCATTTGAAAGATCATCAACATCAAATCACGAACAAACTCAAAGTTACCGGCAATGGTACCAACATTATATATCATCTTTTCTTTGAGAATATTATGAAAGTAAGGACCAAATGTATCGTGCAAGTTCTTATTACCCCAAGGTTCATTCTTGTATCTCAGACCTTCCGATGAACAGACGAGGAATGAACCCATGCAATTATCATAGAGCCAATCTGTTGGATTAGTTTGAAATACTACATCGCGGGTATCTGTAGTAATGAGATGGGTGTATTGCTTAGGATCAAGAGAGTTGAGATAGTTCCACATATAGAAAAAGCGTTCAACATGCGGCGCACCGTTATTATGTGCAACGACACTACCATCATCTTGCATTTTACCATATAGAGATAGTAACACACCTTCTTGTGTTAGCTTTTCAATTGTTTCTTTTGACATATTGGTGCCAACAATAGCAACGTCACCGTCAAAACCGCTTTTCTTGATTGAGTTGACCCAGTATTTCAAGTCATCCCATGTGTAGTTTGAGGCGCCGCCAATAATCAAATCTTTAGCCATGGATAATCACCCTTATAGAAGTTGTTATAATATTCGTTACCTTTTAAGAAGAAGTCTGCGGATACAGAACCTGGATTACCATCTAGTCTGTAGCAAAGCGTTCTCTTACCGCTAGTGTCATGTTTAGTTTGCTCTCTGATAAGATTGAAGAAACGACGATCACCACCCCAACCAGAGTGCCAGAGTTGACTTACTTGAATTAGAAACTCACGACGAAAAGCATATGAAGATGTATCGACAAGATAATGCTTTTCTGGTTGTTCATTGGTGAAATAGATTGGCCACTTGCCAAGTGCTTCACAGTTATCATCAATTGCGAAAGATTTATCAGGATTATGAATAGAACGAAGTGAATAAGCAAAGTCTAGAGATTTTTCCTCAATGGTCTTGACCAATGTTTCTACATGATCAGGCTGATACCAATTGTCTTCATCAAGAAAGAAAATGTAATCTGAGGAAAGCAAATGAGGATATGCTGCGTAGATACGATGACCATAGAAACCTGCGCCGCCAGTATTTTCAGGAGAAACTGTAACTTGTAATTTATTTGAGGCTTGAACAAATCTAATTGCTTTGTTAAAGTAATCAGGTCCATCAATAACTACCAGATGCTTTATATCTTCATAAGTTTGATTCTTGACGCTTTCAACGGCATCAAGTAATTTATCAGAACCAATTGTCGGTGTGATAACAGCAACTTTACTCATCAAACAGTTCTTTCACAAATTCAGAGGAGAGATGCATATAGATATGACACTTCTTGCCACGCTTATTCATTTCATAGATCATATGTTTAGTGCCTTTAGAAACACCGTCCCAAATGATAACAGCAGCATCAGCATAATCTGCCATCTCACGATTACGCATAGGGCCAGCGGCTTTGCCGTGTTTGTCCCAATCAGCAGGAAAAAGTTTAGTTGGAATACTTTTCACTAGAGCATAATGTTCACCAAGTTTATCTACACCCTTGGCTCTACCAGAAACAATCTCGGTAATATCAAAACCACTATCTTCAATAGCTTTCTTCACGACACCTAGGCTCTCAATTGAGCGAGAGCCTGCCACGATTACCTTCATCACGAAACTCCATAATCTTACTATTATATATCAAACCGTGGATAAGGCAAGAGGGAGATTGCTCTCCCTCTTTTTTATTTCTTAGGAAGCGGAAATTGCTTCTTTGCACTTTTCTTTGCTATGAACGGAATATCTCCTCTTGAAATACCAAGATCGTTAAGACCTCTTTCATTCAATTGGTTAAGTTCTGCCATAGTGGCTCTTGCTGCCATCTTGCGACGGCAGCGGGCTTTTAGACGCTTAAAAAAAGACATATTACTTACTTTCTGTTTCGTTGAGTAAAGTCTTTTTAGATTCCGTATTTACGGTTTCACCTACATTAATATCAATCTTGCGTGGCATCTTTTCTTCTGGAATGAAGCGTTCTAGCCAGACCTTGAGCATACCATTGATGAGGTCTGCGTTCTTGACTACAACTGAATCGGCTAAGGTGAATGAGCGAGTGAAGGCACGATCAGCAATACCTTTGAAGATGAAGTTTTCATCATCGTCGGTTGTTTCAATATTACCTTTTACTGTCAATACACCATCTGCAAGTTCGAGTTCAATATCTTGTCTTCCAAAACCGGCTACTGCGATTTCGATTACATACTTTGTTTCATCGACTTTACGAATGTTATATGGAGGATATGTTGGAATTTTTGGGAAGTTTTCTGTTACTTCCTGCATTTTCTTGAGAACGGCATCTGCACCGATGATTTGTTTGGTGAGGTTAGGGAAAGAAAATGGGTCAAAATGAGGGATACGGTTGAATGTCATTGCTTTAACTCCTTTATAAGCAAGTTAGTTACTCTGTCTCCCATTAGGCGAGACTTACATATTATATATAATACTTTTACTGCGATTTGTCAACCGCCCGCAAAAACATTTCCTGAGCCTTGTGCAACAAAAGTGCAGGCGAACAAAGGATCACCAATTCTTCCAGCGCCGAGACCATGCACTCTTACTGTAGTGCTACCGACAATGATTGCACCAACATGCGGTAGACATTTCTTGCCAGCAGGAATAAGATGTACCGTGTTGACACATCCTTGAATTGATATTGGGCGTCCATTAACAAAAACACTACCTGAGCCAACAGCTCTTACCATAGGGCTACAGTGCGGAAGATCAAGATCACCTACTCTAGTCACCGCTGGCATCAAACTTCTCCTGTATAGTATTGGTAGTTTCTTAAAAAATTGTAGGCTGCATAAACATTATTAACGACAAATCTATTGATTGTATGATTACTATTAGCACCGCTATTAGAATTATTATGTGTAACAGTAAATGTATGCGTCACAGTTACACCTGTCGGAGCAGGCTGGTTAACTTCATAGATGAACTTTCTAGGTGGAACAGAATTAAAATCATACGCAACGCTAGGTGTATCTGTTATGTCATTGCCATAAGGAGGTTCGAAGTATTTTATAGTAGTCGATTCACCAGTTGTATAATAACCATTGAACCAAATACGATTATTACTTACAGTGATTGTTACATTAGGTTGATTAATACTATAAGAAATATTGGATACGTTTGCAATGCTAATAAGAGTATTGGTCATAGCCATTTCATCATAGTCATAAACTTCAACATAATCTGAGATATATGTAAAAGTCTGCGCCTCTGGTAATTCATTAGGAATAAGAATTATAGTCACTTCTTTTCTCTTTTCATCAACTCAGCAAATTTATCAAACCAACCTTCAATCTCTTCATGTTGTTCATCAGTATGAGGACCAGGCGGAATCTCTGGAAAAAACGCAATCAGATTATCAAATTCCATAGGTATGTCTTCATATTTATCGTAGTCATAGATTTTATCATCTATAAGAACAGTAAATTTATGAGCCATGGTGATGATCCTTCAAAGTCTGTAAATGTTCCATTCTTTCTTCGAATGTAATACTTTCATGGTGTGGATTCAAATCAATACGCGGAGCCATATGCACCATATGAGTTTTCGATTCGAGAACCATATCATCTTCGCCGAGCATATTAATCATCTTTGCGTTGATGTTTAAATCACCAGCGCAATTAAAATTAAGATTATTGTGACCTTCAATCTCAATGTTATTATCCTCATCAATCTTGATGCAGATTTTACCGACTCTTACTAATGCTGGTTGCTCTGTGATCACATATTCAGGATAATTAGTCTTTAACATTATGCTGCATCCTTTTTAGGACGACCACGACCACGCTTTGCAGGCTGTTCAATAGCCGCATCTACAGTTTTTACACCGGTTGAACCAAGACCACCAACACGATTAGTTCTTTGCTCTGGCTTCGTCTTCGTTTCAGTGATCTTATACTTGATTTGTTCGACAAGTTCAGCCTGTGCTAGACGTTCGCCATGAGCAACATTGATCTTGTTTTCAGATGTATTGTGGATGAGCAAAAACAATTCATTAAAATAGTCAGAGTCAATAACTGCTTCACAGTTAGCAAGGACAAGACCAAGTTTGAGCGAAAGACCGGAGCGAGGATGCAGGCGAACAGAATAGCCTTTTGGAATATCCAAGATCATACCAGTTGGCACCATAACACGGTCACCAGGCATGATAGCGATTGAGCCATCAGAGCCGATCTTGCGTTCAAACTTTGAATTGGTTTTATTATATCCTTCGTAGGTTACTTTACCAAGCATAGAAGCTGCAATGTCGAAACATGCAGCCTCGTCTGTGGCAAATGCAGGAAGGTTAACGTCAGGATGCGTCTTAAAGATTTTCAATTCAGTCATAATATAACTCCATAATGTTATTTAAATTAGCCTACAACTTCTTCCCAAGTCATTGCACCAACACCATCATTACCGTTTACGGCACCTGTTGCTGCAAGTGTGATTATGATTCCGTTATTGCTGGCCGCAAAAGGATCTCTTTCTAATTGATATGCAAACAAAGTTTCTCTTCCAAGATTAACTGTTGCACCACCAGCACCAGCAGATACGTTTACATAACCTATTTGTGCATCACGACCACCGCTAACGGCAGTTGCAGTTATGTCATATTCTACAGAAGAATCCGATGCAGAAGAAACCCAAGAAGCGCCAGTCAATGTACCACCGATGATAATCTTATAGCGATAGCTGGTGTTGTTAGTAACACCAAAAAACTCCACATCTTTCAGAAGAGCAATCGCATCTTTAAAAGAGTCTTTTAACCTGATCGACACAACAGGTGTAAATGTACCAGCAGTTGGTAAATCTTTGGGTGTAGTGATAGGAATACTTATGCTTCGTGCCTTACCTTCGAGAGTATAACCACCTTCAGAAATAACCGTAGAACAAATCTGCTTGAGTGTGCTATTGTTTGATGTGACACCAGTGTTGAATATTTCATAACGAATAGGCAAGCAGGCTGTTGTCATATATGGAACAGTTCTTAGATTATCGTTATGGAATATGTGCGCAGGCACCATAAGGCCGTCAACAACAAAACCACATCTTACATCACCAACACCTAACCATTCAACATCAACCCAAAAAATGTTTGTCTTTGTTGTATCTAGACCGCCGTGTCCGACAGCCGCAGCAAAACTGTTTGCTGTACCGTCGAAAACATCTTTGTTCCAATTAGACTGTGCTACTTTTGTTTCTGTGATTGTGCCAGTTGAATTTGATCTAAGAACAATATACACATCATTGTTGCTTTTCTCAAGAAAAATACCATTGTCTGTATTGAAGTATCCTACTCTTTGTGTAAGATTGGCTTGAGCCTCAGCCATAGCAAAGGTATTCATAATCAGCAGTGACTTACCTGGCTGATAAGCAAATACTCTCTTTGTTTCAGTTCGAACGGAGTCGGTCGCTGAGGTACCGATGTTTAGATCGACTGCACTTTGATAGGGTATGTAAGATGTATTGGCGTTTGAGCTGCCAGTATTTGATGTGATGAATTTATCGTTTATTTGATAGCGGTGCTGTGAATCGAATAGTGTGAGTGGGTTAGATACTCTCAGTCTTCCAAAAGCATCTGTGGCCGTACCAGACGGGCTGATTCTGTCGTAAAGACCGACAACCTCAAATAAAGTCTTTTCTTGATTCAAGTAAACATTCGTGTCTTTACGATACTGTGCCATTAGTCTTCCCTGCGCTTCTTGCCTATGTTGTATTTAGTCACAAGAATCCAGTCATTCTTTTCTTTATGCGAGATGATTTTGATTTGGCTAAGAGGTGCTACTGGATCAGCACTTTTCTTTGTATCGACTAGAGTAAGCAACTTCCACTCTGCTAGAAGATTGGCGATAGTGTTTAGTCTTGCACGGTCTTCATCTGAGAAGTCTGACTTCTTACCATCTAAAAGGAATAACTGCTTAAAGTGGATCACGAAATAGCGACCCTGTTTATGAAGGATATGACAGGACTGATAGAGGGTTCTGTCTTTCTTGGAGGCTACGCCGATACGAGACAGAGTTTCCCTGATTTTTAAGAAATCATCAGGTTCGCGTAGGGTCACCTCTATTAGTTCGTCTAGATTTAACATTCAAACCACCTTTATTTAATCTTTTTCTTATCTCAATGATTTGGTCATCAGATAGAATGTTAAGGGCTTCTTTGGCCTTCTCGTTTGAGTAGTTAAAGTATTCCTTAACTAATTCGAGATTTTCTAGGGTTTCTCGCTTCTGCCATTTCTGGAACGGACGGCGATAACCCCGCACCTTATTTATAAGGTAGTGGAATTGAAGGAGTCCGTCAGTATTAGGTCTCAGGTTCATCTCATTAGCCCACATAACACAGTCATAATGAAACGATAGAGCCTTATTAACAACGAAAGGCACATAGTCACTCTCGTTCTCTGAGGTGACTACATGCTTCTTGGTCTGTAGAATAGATGGTATTACGTCTTTGAATAGGTCTGTCATGAGAAATGCTCTAGTAAGCTGTTATTAGAAACCTCTTTAATCTTTTTCTGGTTTAGTGTATTTGCATCAATCAATGTGTCACCATTCTCTATGGAATGTGCAATCTGCATCAAAGGTTGATAACCGAAGTTTTTTGAATAGAGGTAAATAGAAAGACTTTCGATCATCATCAACCAAGCTCGGACGTTAGCATTATCAAGTTTTACTTTAGGTACTAAAACACATACATTTACATTATCACGGTGGTCTTTTGAGAAACCATATTCTTCAAAAAACTTGACATAAGAAGTTTGTTTAGGAAACAAAACAGGATCGGTGCCTAGTTCGGTGCGATGGTGTCTCAGTCTTTGATATAATTTACCAGACTTGTGGAATCGATTACTATCTTTATCTTTTCTATCATAGTAAACATCATCATATGATTTACCGGCTACACCAAAATAGACAACTCCCATATGCTCATGAGGCCAAATATTCACAGATGGCAGTCTTTCTTCTGGTCCAGTAATGGCATATACACCAAAAGGTATATTGTGTAGCTTGATAATGTCGCGCATTTTTACCCAAGCTACGACTTCACATTCTTCTTTAATGTCGATGCTGTTAAACATACTCGCAATCCACCATCATCTCTGTAAGACAGGCGACAAGGTTAATTTCTTGATCAGCCACAAATGCAGACTGATACTGATACTTGGCTAAGATAACGACAGCCTGTGGAATCGATTCGATTTTGAAGTATTCATACAGGCTATCATAGACTTTGCGATAGATACGAGCAGGTTCAATATCGGAGTTGGCTACAACCCACTTACGCATCTCTGCAAAGTTGCCATCTTTCAGAAAGCCAACGAGTTCAGCAATCTTTCTTACATCTGAAATCTGAGCGAGAGTGCCAGCATCAAGAGAACCAGCATTGCTATAGCGTTGAAGTTCATTGAGTGTGCGACGATAATCCGGAAAAAACTTTCCGACAACTTGTTGAAGAACGCCTTTATCATATTCGACACCTTCTTGTTTGAGAACATTTTCAAGCCTCTTGAATAGTTGCAAAGCCATTTTTGGCTTTTCATCAGGCTGCAAAGAGAAATCAATCACCGAACAGCGAGAATGAAGCGCATCAATTAATCGTGACTTGAAGTTACAGGTAAAGATGAATGTGCAATTCTCAGAAAACTCTTCGATTGCACCACGCAAACCAGCTTGTGCTTCTGGTGTAAGATAATCAGCCTCATCAAGAATGATAACCTTGCGACCACCTGTCAATGAGATAGTTGAGGCATAACCCTTGATCTTAGTTCGTAGCATATCAATGCCACGTTCTTCTGATGAGTTAATGAAAAGATGGTTGACACCAATCTCTTCACACATAGCCATAGCAACCGTTGTCTTACCGACACCAGCACTACCAGTTAGCATTAGATTTGGAATAGATTTCGTATCAACATAAGACTGGAAGACTTTCTTGATACGATCAGGAAGAATACAGTCCGCAACAGTGTGCGGACGGTATCGCTCTGTCCAGAGGAATTCTTGGTTATTACCGTTCATAAAGGTTCACCTTTTACTAAATAGGACGATACTTTTCTTCTGAGGAACATACTATGCCTTGCATATATAGAATAAGAAATATTGTAACAGATGATTGTTATATTGGCAAGACAAAGAAACTTGCCGAAGAAAGATACCAAAAGCATATCTATAATTGTCGTTCTGGAAGCGAAACATTCTTATACAATGCTATGCGTAAATATGGAGAAGAAAATTTCATTATTGAAACCATTGAAGAAGTCGATCATGAGTATCTTAATGAACGAGAGAAATATCACATACAAGAGCAAAAACCTCGTTATAACATGACAGAAGGTGGTGATGGAGGATATACTTCTAACTCACCCAAATTTATCAAATCTATGAAAGAGTATCATTCAAAGAAAGATAAATCTTCATATGCAACTTATGGAATGAAAGGTAAAAAGCAATCTGAACACTTCTTCAATTCAATAAGGCAAAAAAATAGTTGTCCAGTCATTTGCGAA